TGGTGTTTGTGATACGAAAGACAAAGGCACAGATTATGCCTTTCTTCCTGTTGGATATGTATATGGGGAAGATTATTATATCGAAGATTGTGTATGTGATAACGGTCTACCGGAAGTTGTCGATGTTCGATTAACAGATATTCTACTTCGCCATAAAGTGAAACAATGTCGTTTTGAGAGTAATAGTGCGGGTGGTCGAGTTGCTGAAAAAATTCAAGCTGATGTGAAAGCTCGTGGAGGTATTACCCATATAACAACAAAATATACAACCTCCAATAAAGAGACGAAAATTATTGTAAATTCAGCTTGGGTTAAAGAGCATTGTTTGTTCAAAGATGCTTCAAAGTATAACCGTAATAGCGAATATGCGAAAATGATTCGCTTTCTGTGCGGATATACAATGTCGGGTAAAAATAAGAACGATGATGTTCCCGATGGAATGGCTATGTTTGCTGAATTTGCACAATCTCTCTCCGGAAACAGAGTTGAAGTTTTTAAGAGAACTTTTTAGCTTTCCGCTCTCCAATGGTTGTATTGAAAGAATATATTGACAATAGCATTGGAGATATGTTATAATGCAATGTGTATAAGTATAGGTATGAGGGGGGGGTGCTTGAATGGAGACAAGGACAATGTTTGGTCGCAGGGTTCTTTACACCGATGAGTCCGAGATTACACGAAAAAATATCTTGAAGGTATTGAATAAAGCGTTCGCCGACCATTCTGTCAATAAAAATGAAATTCAGTACCTTTACGACTATTATCGTGGTAAGCAACCTATTCTTGGTCGAACAAAGGATATTCGTCCGGAAATTAACAATAAACTTGTTGAAAATAGAGCGAGTGAGATAGTTTCTTTCAAGGTAGGCTATCTCATAGGCGAGCCGTTACAGTATGTCAATCGTAGCGGTAATGAAAAAGTCACCGAAGGAATTAACAAGCTAAATGAATTTGTTTTTGCGGAAGATAAATCTGCTAAAGACAAAGAATTAGCTGATTGGTTTACAATTTGTGGCACCTCCTATCGAATGATTTTACCCGACCCTATAGGCGAAGAAGATGAGTCTCCTTTTGAGATTTATACCCTTGACCCTCGTGAGACTTTTGTGGTTTATCACAACGGTCTTGGGAACAAACCTGTTATGGGTGTCAAATATATTATCCGTGAGGACAGTTCTATTGTTTATAGCGTATATACAAATAAAAAATACTTTGAAATTGTTGGTGATAAAATAGTCGAGGAAAAACCCCATGCTCTCGGTAGTATTCCAATCATCGAATACCCGGCAAACTCAGCTCGACTTGGTTCTTTTGAGATTGTCCTCCCTCTTCTTGATGCCATCAACGAAATAGGCTCAAATAGACTGGATGGTATTGAGCAATTTGTGCAAGCGTTGTTAATGTTTAAGGGTGTTGATGTTACTGCCGATGATTTTGATGCTCTGAGGGAAAAAGGCGGGATAAAAGTCCCACTTGAAGGTGATGTAAAATACTTAGTGCAGGAACTGAATCAAACGCAAACGCAAACTCTCGTTGATTATATGTATCAAACAGTTCTTACTATTTGTGGTATGCCTAATCGTAATGGCGGTAGTTCTACAAGTGATACCGGGTCGGCGGTTATTATGCGAGATGGTTGGTCTGCTGCCGAAGCAAGAGCTAAAGATACAGAGCTTATGTTTAAGATGTCTGAAAAGCAATTTTTGAAATTGGCTATCAAAATTGCTAACGATTTGCGAGATATGAACTTAAAGCTTTCGGATATTGAGATACGATTTACTCGCCGCAATTACGAAAACATACAGGAAAAAGCACAAGTTCTACTCATGATGTTATCGAACGATAAAATCCATCCTCAGCTTGCGTTTGAGCATTGCGGGTTATTTATCGATTCTGAGATTGCATATACGAAGAGTAAGAAATATGCCGATGAAAAGGAGCAAGAGACCGAAAAAGCTCTTGAAGAGTTTTCTAAATCCGAAGTGGATAAAAACAAGAGGACATTGAGCCATGTATGAACATACGGATAAAATTATTAAATATATGAATAAGCGTTTTATTCATATATTTAATAAAGCCAAAAGTCTTAGCTCTTTTGAAGAATTAAATGTAATCAAATACTCTCGTGAGATGTACGGTGAGTTGGAGCAAATAACCGAGAAGGCGTTCTTGCTTTTGGCAAGACAGGTATATCGTGAACATTCTGAATCACAATTTACCGACATCGTTACTGCTTGGCTACTTGGTGTACTAAAAGCATATAACCCTGTTACGAAATATGTGTATCTTCACGAAGTAGACCGAAAGCGTTCTCGATTTGCCGAAAGCCTAATAGCAAGTGACACAAAAACAAAAGAGGTTGAAACCGCTTTACGGTATTGGTCGGCTATGGTTACCCAATATGCTATCGAGGTTACAGATGCGGCTGTGAAGCAAGCTTACATAGACGATGGTGTAAAAAAAGTAAAGTGGATAACCATGGAGGACGAAAGAAGATGCGGTGAGTGTGAAAAAAGAGATGGAAATGTTTACAATATAACGAAAGTACCACCTAAACCCCATATAGGATGTAGGTGTTACCTCGTTCCATATCACGGGGGGATGGGTAATGAGTACAGTAAGCTCGAAGTGCTTTACTGAGGAAGTGGTTCAAGAAATTAGCAAAATTATAAAGCGTGGAAACTCGGCAGAGCTAAAAAAGGAAAATAACAAACTCGTTGTGGTTGAGATTCAGCGAAAAGCTAAAATAAAGACCTCTATAACTGGATAGAGGGAAACGGTCAACCGGGACTATGAGCATTTATGCTTGTAGTCCCTTTTTTGATATATGAGAGTGAACTCTAAACGCAAAGTCAAGACAAGACTTAAAAACGGAAAATAGTGCGGAGTGAACCGCCAATAAAACGCAGGAGGTATCTATTATGGCAAAAATTGACATCACCAAAATTGAGGGGTACTCGGAAATGACCCCGGAACAAAAGCTCGCTGCTCTTGAAGCGTATGAGTACGAGGATAATTCTTCCGAAATAGAGCGTTATAAAAATGCTGCTTCAAAGGCTAACTCCGAAGCTGCTGAATGGAAGAAAAAGCATAATGCACTTCTTTCAGAGGAAGAGCAAAAGAAAAACGAAGCGGAGGAAGAGATGAACAGGATTCGTGAAGAGCTTGAAACTCTCCGTAAGGAAAAAGTTGAAAGCGACCACCGAGCTAAATTGATTGCTCTCGGGTATGAGGAAACCCTTGCTGCCGAAACAGCGAAAGCGTTGGCAAATGGTGAAACAGAGAAAGTTTTCGCCGCTCAGAAAAAACATCAAGAGTCTCTTGAAAAGAAGATTCGTGCTGATGTTCTGAAAGATACCCCAAAACCTAAGGCAGGTAGTGGAACGAAATCAGAGATTACGAAAGAACAGTTTGACGAAATGGGTTATACCGAAAGACTAAAAGTGTTTAATGATAACCCCGAACTCTATAAAGAACTAATAGGAGGTAATGAATAATGGCTAACGAAACTCGTCTTTCCAGTATTATAAATCCGCAGGTTCTTGCGGATATGATTGAAAGAAAACTCGTTAACGAAATGAAGTTTACTCCACTTTGTAAAGTGGACAATACATTAGTGGGTCGTGCGGGCGATACGGTCACTCTTCCCCAATATGCTTACATTGGAGATGCGGCTGATGTTGGTGAGCTTGAAAATATTTCTATAGCTGAGCTTACAGCTTCCACACAGGCGGTACAGATAAAAAAAGTTGGTAAAGGTGCTACTATTTCCGATGAAGCAGTTTTATCCGGTTACGGTGACCCTGTTGGGGAGATTGGTAAACAGCTTACCGTTTCTATTGCAAGCAAGGTGGACAACGATGTTCTCGCCGCACTTGATAACGCTACTCTCATTCACCCGGTTATCACCGTTACCCCCAACGAGGTAAATAATGCTCTCGTTAAACTTGGTGAGGATTTTGAAGGTGAGAAGTATTTATTTGTGAGTCCTTCTACTTATGCTGTTCTTAGGGATGCTAATGAGTGGATTCCCGCTTCTCAGCTTGCAGCGGGTATTGTTATCCGTGGTGTTGTTGGTATGATTTACGGTTGTTATGTAGTAATTACAAACAAAATTACTGCCAATGACAAAGCATACATTGTTAAACCGGGCGCAGTCGCATTGTTCATGAAGCGTGGGACATTGGTTGAGCATGACCGAAACATTGTCAACAAGTCTACCACTTTCACCGCAGACAAGCATTATACTGCTTATCTGTATGATGCTTCTAAGGTAGTAAAGCTTGGCGCCGCTGAGTTGATTGATTTGACTGTTACCCAAGATGCCTCTATTAAGAATGGTAAGGCTTCTTTTACAGTTACGGGTTATCCGACAAATCTATCTTATGGATGGAAAGCTTACTATGCTACTAACCTTGATGCTGCTGTTACGGCTACTGTTGGAGATGACTTTGAGAATGGTACTGGAGAAGCCTATGCGGACTTCACTAAGGAGTATGTAGCAAACACTCAAGTTGCTGCCACCAATGCTAAAGTATATCAAATCATCTATGTTGATGCTGCCGGAAAAGTTCGTGCAAGCGGTAATGTTACAATCGCTACTACTATTTCCTAATAAAAAAATAAAAGGAGGTACACGGTCATGACAAACAATGAAAAGCTCGTAATGGTAAAAGCATTGCTTGGTATTACAGATTCTTCGGAAGATGCTGTTTTGACTGTGTACCTCTCTTTGGCAGCAAGTAAGATACTCCTAAAAGCTTATCCTTACGATAGCACTAAAACCGAAGTACCTTTGCAATATGCTCAGCTTCAATGCGAAATAGCTGTTTATTTATATAACAAACGAGGTGCTGAGGGACAAAGTTATCATAGCGAAAATGGTATCAATCGCTCGTATGAAAACGCAGATGTACCTAAATCCATGCTTGCTTCCGTTATCCCTTATGCGGAGGTGATTTAAGGTGAGATGTTTGGAGCGTAACAAGTCTACTTTTCACTACGCTTTGTTCAAAGACAAAGTTGCAATCAAAGACGAGCATGGTCGTGAGAGTGGCGAATACAAAGTTGTCTACGAAGCACCTGTGAAAATGAGAGCTAACATATCAGCAGCTACAGGCGAAGCACAAGTTGAGCAATTCGGGAGTGCTATTTTATATGACCGGGTGATTATTTCGGACGAAAGGGATTGTCCGATTGATGAGCATTCTGTACTCTGCATTGACTCTCCTCCTTCTTATGATTCTGAGGGAAATCTTGTTTTTGATTATGTTGTCAAAAAAGTAGCTCGGTCTCTCAACACGGTTTCATATGCGATAAGTAAGGTTGCGGTATCATGACAAAAATCAAATGTACTCTTGGTACGATACGAAAGGCTATCGCTGAGATAGAGGAATACGAAAAAGACTTGCAAACAAAGTTAAAAACTTTGATGGAAAAGTTAGCGGAGGTTGGTATTGAGGAAGCTACTGTAAGATTCGCTAACGCTGTATATGACGGAACTAACGATGTACGGGTTAATCAAACTCCTACATGGGTTAGTGAGAATAAGTTGGTCGTTTCGGCATCCGGAAAAGCAATCACTTTTATTGAATTTGGAACAGGTGTGTTTAATCCGGGGGTTCATCCTAAAGCCGCCGAGCTTGGTGCCATAAGGGGAGGTTACGGACAGGGTAAAGGAAAAAACGAATCGTGGACTTACTACGGTAATGAGTCTGAGACTAATGCCGGAGGAAAAGTTGTGCGAAGAGGTGAAAAAACCGTTATCCGTACAAGAGGTAATAATCCCAATCGTGCAATGTACGAAGCGGCAAAAGAGATGCGTGAGCAAATAGTTAAAATTGCCCGGGAGGTGTTCGGTGATGATTGATGTTGAAAACGAAATAGTTGATAAAATTGCTACCGAATTGCGCTCTCGGTTTCCCGGAATTGATGTGTTCGGTGAAGATGTTCGTAGTCCTTCTTCTTTTCCATGTGTGAGCGTTGTGGAAGCGGATAACTATACACTTCGCAAAACACAAGATAGCGGAAGTAACGAAAACCATGCTGTACTCATGTATGAGGTGAATGTTTACTCGAATAAAACAACCGGAAAAAAAACCGAATGTAAAGCAATTTTTTCAGTCATCGATGATGTTTTTTTAGACTTAGGTTTCACTCGTTTAGCAAAACATCCGGTGACTATGGACGAAGCTACTATTTATCGAATGGTCGGTAGATACAATGCTATTGTGTCGAAAACCCAAACTATTTATAGGAGGTAAAATAAATGGCTATTTCTACTTATAAAGTTTTTCTTATGAAGAAAGGCACGGGCGATACTTATGAAAAACTTATTGATATTAAAGACTTTCCCGACCTCGGAGGTGCGCCCGAAATGCTTGAAACCACCACTCTCTCCGATGGTATGCAGACCTACATCCCGGGAATTCAATCTCTCGAAGCTTTGGAATTTACTGCTAATTATACTAAAGCTGACTTTACCACCTTAAAAGCACTCGAAGATACCCCTACCGATTTTGCGGTTTGGTTTGGTGGGACGGAAGCAGGTGGGGTTACTACCCCCGATGGAAGTGACGGTAAATTTAATTTTACTGGACTTCTTTCTGTGTTTGTTGTTGGCGGCGGTGTTAATGAAGTAGTTGATATGACTATTACCATTGCTCCTTCGTCTGCAATTACACCTGTTTCTTAATTTGAGATAAGGAGGAATAAGTTATGGCTAAGACTATCACTTTTAATTTTGAGGGTACGGAATACACCTTGGAGTTCACAAGAGCTTCTGTCGCTACTCTCGAAAAACAGGGATTCAATATCAATGATATCTCTGATAAACCGCTTACTACTCTACCTGCTCTTTTTACAGGAGCATTTATTGCTCATCATCGATTCGTTAAGCGTGAAGTTGTAGACCGTATTTTCGATAAGATGACGAACAAAAAAGACTTAGTAATGAGACTTGCGGAAATGTATAACGAGACCATCGAATCTCTCGTAGATGAGCCGGAAGAGTCGGAGGGAAACTTGGAATGGGGAGCGAGTTGGTAGGTGACTCGTTACCCCATAGGGGCGGCGGGTCTATGGATTCGACCGCCCTTTCTTATACAGAGGTGTTTTATAATCACTTACCATATTATTTGGCAATCGGTATGCCTAATGACTTATTTTGGAACGGCGATTGTCGTTTAACCGAAAGTTATCGAAAAGCGGATGAGATTAAGAGAAAGCAATTAAATCAAGAGCTATGGTTACAAGGTATGTATTTTTATGAAGCTCTTTGCGACGCTTCCCCTCTATTACACGCTTTTGCTAAAAAACCTAAGCTTTTGCCGTATCCTTCCGAACCTTACGCAATTACGAAGAAAGAAATCGAGGAGAAGCAAAGGCGGCAAGAACAACTTAAATATGAAAAAGCAAAAGCAAAAATGGCATCATGGGCGGTAAAAACTAATGTTCAACTTGCGGTTCGAGCCGGAAAGGAGGTAAACGATGGACAACACTATTGATAATCTACAGATTGAAATAGAATCTTCTGCTACAGGGGGGCAACGAGGTTTAACAAAGCTTAAAAACTCTCTCGAAAAGTTAGCGGAAATGAGCGAAGGAATTGCCAAAATAAGTGGCGATGGTATTTCTAAGCTAAAAGCAATGGCAGATGGTGTAGATGCTTTAGGAAATGCCGGGAATAATCCGGGTCTTAGCAAAGCTATATCGGAGTTACGAAAATTATCTAAGTTGGATTTTTCGGGCATCTCTGCCGGGTCTGACAAAATTAAAGATATTGCTGATGCTGTTGATAGTAAGCTTGGTGGCAAGAATGTCGCAGCGCCGACTCCTACCCCTACCGCTATGAACGGAACCGTTAAGATATTACCGACTTCTGAGTTGAGAAATCAACGAAAAAACTTTTCCGAGTTCTTTGCGAGTGTCAAGGAAAAAGCTGTCTCTACAGGTAATGTTTTAAGGAATATTTTTGCTACATCGTTTGCCTTTGTCGGTAGGACTATTAAAGGTGCTGCTACTACTTTGTCCTCTCTTTTTAGAAATATAGGAAAAGGCACAGCTACAGTTGGTCGTTTAATGACAGGAAGCTTTCTCGATAGCGTGAAATCGGCAACTAACAAGGTAAGACAGTTTACTACTTCTCTCGGTCGCATTGCTATGTATCGTATAGTTCGTATGCTTCTTAATCAAATAGCCAAAGCGATTAAAGAAGGAACACAAAATATGTACCACTACAGTAAAGCTTTCGGTAATACTTTTGCTTCTTCTATGGACAGAGTAGCATCGAGTTTTCTGTATTTCAAAAACTCTATAGGCGCAGCAGTTGCTCCTCTTATGAATGCTCTTGCTCCTGCTATTGAATATGTCATCGATAGAGCAGTTGCTCTTATAAATGTTTTGAATCAGTTGTTTGCGAGAATCACAGGAGCAAGCACTTGGACAAAGGCTGTTAAGACTCAAACTGAATATGCCGAAGCCGTAGGCGGCGCAGCAGATGCCGCTAAAAGTCTTACTGCCGGATTCGATGAGTTGAATGTTTTGTCCGATAGTAGCGGCGGTGGCGGTGCATCTGTACCCGATTATGGCTCTATGTTCGAGGAGATGAAACTCGATAGCGGTTTCGCTACTTGGGTAGATGAAATCAAACAGGCGATTAACGAGGGTGATTGGGTTAGCGTTGGTACAATTCTCGGTACAAAAGTAAACGAAGTTATTGATTCCATTGACTTCGCAAATATAGGAACTAAGGCGGGTTATGGAATACAGTCCGCTTTTGAGGTTATCTATAACTTCCTCGATACAATCAACTTCGATAATATTGGAAAAGGTGTGGCTACTTTACTTAATAATGCTTTCGAGCAGATTGATTTTAATTTGGTCGGAAAGACTTTTGCTAAAAAGTGGACGATTCTGGTTGACCTTATTTACGGCTTTGTAACTACCTTTGATTGGAGCAAGTTTGGTCTTGCTATTGCTGATTTTGTAAACGGGTGGTTTGAGGAAATTGATATCACTAAAGCGGTTGTAACGGCTCAAACATTGATACTCGGTTTATTCACGAGCTTGCAACAGGCAATTCAGAATATTAAATGGTTTGAAATCGGAGCGGAAATATCGAACGCTCTTAATGAAATTGATTGGATTAGCCTATTTGGGAACTTTGCTAAAACCGTTAGCGATGCCTTGGTTGGAGCGTTGGATTTTGCTATTGGTTTAGTTGAAACTCTTGATTGGGCGAAACTTGGAAGTGATATTTGGAATAGTTTGGTTTCTCTTGTCACAAATATCGATTGGAGCGGTCTTGTTTCTAAAGCGTTCCGTTTGCTTGGTGGTGTTATTGCAGGTGCCACCTCCCTTGTCGTGCAATTAGTTATGACTATTTGGGACTCTTTGAAGTCCGGTTGGAACAGTACAGTTTCTTATTTTAATACTTTCATTGAGGATGCAGGTGGAAATGTTATCAAAGGCTTATGGAACGGCATTATAAATGCTTTGAAGAGTGTTGGCTCTTGGATAAAACAAAACATCTTTGACCCGTTTATAACCGGGTTCAAAAATGCTTTTGGTATCAAGTCTCCTTCTACCGAAATGGAAACGATGGGCGGCTTTATTATTTCCGGACTATGGGAAGGTATTAAAGGTGCTTGGGGTAATATAACAGCATTTTTCAAAGAAAAACTCGAAGATATCAAAAGAGTATGTTCGGAAGCATGGAACAACATTAAATCCGTTACCTCTGAAAAGTGGAATGATATTAAGTCTACTCTTTCGACCACTTGGGGTAATATCAAATCTACTGCAAGTACAACTTGGAGTAATATGAGAAGCACAATGTCCACCACTTGGGAGAATGTTAAATCTAACTCCTCAACGGTTTGGAACAACATTAAAAGTTCGCTTTCTTCTACTTGGGGTAATGTGAAGTCTACAGCAAGTACCACTTGGAGTAATATGAAAACCACTATTGGAACGGCATGGGATAACATCAAGTCTGGTACATCTGAGAAATGGAACGCTATCAGAAGCAATTTATCTACCACTTGGAGCAACATTAAATCGAACGCTTCTACTGATTTTAATTCCATGAAAACAAATATAGCTACTATTTGGGATGATGTAAAAAGCAATACGAGTACCACTTGGAACACCGTAAAATCTTCTCTCTCCACTACTTGGAATAGTATCAAGTCAACGGCTGATTCTGTATTTGGTTCTATGAAAACAAGTGTTGCTAATATTTGGGACAATTTGTGGAGTAGTTTGAAAGGTACTATTAACGCCATCATCGGCGGTGTTGAGAAAATGGCAAATGGTGTTATCAACGGAATTAACGGAATGATTAGAGCGTTGAATTGTATCAGTTTTAGTATTCCGGATTGGGTACCGGGACTTGGTGGAAAAAGTTTTGGGTTTAACCTTAGCACAATTTCTACTATCTCTATTCCCCGTTTAGCGGATGGTGGTTTCCCGGCGGTCGGACAACTATTCATAGCTCGTGAAGCCGGAGCCGAAATGGTTGGAAATATTGGTGGGCGTACTGCTGTCGTTAACAACGACCAAATTGTAGAAGGTATTCGTGAGGGTGTCCTGTCCGCTATGAATGAAGCTATGGGTAGAGACTATAACAATTTTGATATTAAAGTTTATCTTGACGGTAAGCAAATAACTGCTGCCGTTGAGAAAAGACAACGAGAGCGTGGAGCTATGATTTATCCGGGAGGTGTTCTAAATGGCGTATAGAGCATTAGTTACGGTGGGTGGTTTCGCTTTTCCGGAACCATCTACCTATTCCGGAAATACCGCCACTCTCGTAGACTCCGCAAGAAATCTTGATGGTGTTGTCATCGGTTCTGTTGTTCGTGATGATGTAGCAAAAGTCGAACTATCGTGGCGTTATCTTACTGTAGCTCAATGGGCAGCGGTTAATAAGTGTTTTAAGCAATCTGCCGGAGGAAAGTTTTACAATACTGTTACTTTCTTCGACCAAAGTGCAGGAGGATGGGTCACGAAAACAATGTATGTTAGTGACCGTGGTGCGGGTATGTGGAGGAGAGACCCCGAAAGTGGCGATATTCTTGGGTGGACAGATTGCAAGCTCTCTCTTGTGGAGGTGTAGCTATGCAATTAGTATCTAATGATTGGAAAGCAGTACAAAGACAACAACTTGTGAACGAGAGCTATATTGAAATCTCGTTTGATATAGCTGACCCGGACTCTCTTGCTGATGCTACTTCTGACGATAATGGAGCTATATATATCGCTAACACGCCACAAATCGTAAGCGAGGTTGATAAAAATATTGTGCCATACAGCACTTTGGAACAAAACTTATGGATATTAGATGGTAGTCGCAATTTTATTCCACAGTCGAACTATGGAGATAACGGTTATATTGGTGATTTGCTTTCCAATGATACCGGAGGTTTTAATAATACTCCTATTGTTGATATAAATTTCTCCGAGGTTCACTCTCCTATTATCCCCGGTATTACTATCACTTGGGGGATTGCCTACGGTGAATATGCGGAAATGTTCGAGGTTACCGCTTACAATGGCGAAACCATAGTTGCTAAAAAAAGAGTCGAACATAACTCATCGGTAATTTCCGTGGTTGAATTCGACATTGAAAACTATGACCGCATTCGCATTGAAATTCTTAAATGGTGCCTACCCTATCATCGAGCAAGAATAGCTGAGATTTTTGTAGGTGTAAATAAAATATACAGGAAAAACGACATCACGAAATACGAACACGAACAAGATGTAGACCCTATTGGAGCGACAACACCTATTGTCAAAATGGGATTCTCTCTGGATAACAATGACGGTAAGTTTGACCCTAATAATATAACAGGATTATCTAAATACTTGATGGAGCGACAGGAAATGAGAGTCAAGTATGGCTTAAAGCTTAATGATGGAACCATTGAGCATATTCCGGCGGGTGTATTTTATCTATCGGAATGGGAAGCTCCACAAAATGGACTCGAAGCAAATTTTATCGCAAGAGACTTACTGGAGTTCTTGCGAAAAACCTACATCAAGGGTCAATACAATGCCGCAGGAGTTAGTCTGTACTCCCTCGCTTTAGATGTTTTAACAGAAGCGAACTTGCCTTTGAATAGCGATGGAAGTGTTAAGTGGGTATTGGATGACAGTCTTAAATCAATATATACAACTGCTCCGCTACCTCTTGTATCGTTGGCAGTCTGTTTACAGTATATAGCACAAGCGGCTTGTTGTGTTTTGTTCTGTGATAGAAACGGAACGCTTCATATTGAGCCTATAACAGCAAGCGAAACTGATTATATGCTCACAAACTTTATACTATATTCCCGTCCCGAAATCTCTCTACAGAAGCCACTTGTGTCGGTTGATACCAAAGTCTACAGCTATTTTGTAGAAGAAACGGGGAAAGAAGTTTTCAAAGGTAAAGTTACGGTGGTTGGCACTAAGGATGTGGTTGTGACCTACTCGGAATCGGCTATCAATACTTCTGCTACTGTTGTCGGAGGAACTTTGCTATCGGCAGTCTATTACACTAACGCTTGTGTGTTGAAAATAACAAGTACGGGAGAAGTAACGGTAACCATAACTGGGGATTTGCTTAAAAGCTCGGACTACGATTATGTTATCGAAAACGAGGAAAAAGGCGAAACACAAACAGTCGAAAACCCTCTCATAACTTCCACCTCCATTGCTGAAACAGTTGGCTCTTGGGTAAAAGATTGGTTGAGTAATCGAAAAATTATAAAAGTAGAGGGATGGAGAGCCGACCCTCGACTCGATGCGATGGATATTGTTTCTTCTGAAAATAAATTTGGCACCGATACAGTTAGGATGACTTCTGTGAAATATTCTTATGCGGGAGCGTTCCGTGGTACTGGCGAAGGGAGGGTTATCTGATGGCAGTTTGGATTGAACCTATATTCGATAGAACTGACGAAGATGTTGAATTTGCGAGAGAGCAAATTTCAAAATGGATTGCCGAAGAACTCTCCGGTAACCCCATCGAAACATACGACCTTAAAGGTTGCCTAAATCTTGTAGACCTTAATCGTATAGAGGGAAACATCAACTACTTAAACGAAACTCTTACTAAATTACATTATTCACCGGGAGCATCGAGCAAGGCTTGGGAAAGAAGTGGTTTACCAACAGCGAGAGATATTTCTCGAATTCTCAACAATATACGGTTAATTATATCGGTGTACCACCAACAGGAAAATGCTCCCGAAGTTCCCGAAAGTATGGGAAGTTATACGGACATTAACGCAATAGAGGAAAATCTTTTACTAATCAAGCAACTTATCGACTCTATGAGAGCGAGCTTTCAAAAAAGTGCGGTTTTTCAATCGGGTGCGATGAGAATTTTACCAATTAGGAGGTGAAGCTGTATGGCGTATATAGCAAGAGAGATTAAAGACAGGGTAGCCATAGGTGATAATTGCTTTTATATGGATGAATTGGAGGACGGTCGTATTCTCTTAACCCCTGCTCCGGACTCCATTATAGAACCGGGTACAGACATAAACAAAGCATTACTTCAACCTATCGAGGATAGGGTCGTATGGCTTATGAACAGGGTCTTTGACGATATCACGAGCAATCCTTTCATGTTTGCTTTTGATGATTTGACAGGTTTAATCGTTACGGGCGTTTGGAACGAAAGTCTCGGACGGATAGAGTGCTAATATGACTGTGACATTTTCTAATCGCAAAGAACCAACAGAAATGAATGTTATCACCAAAGCAAAGGATGTATTCAAACATAGTCGCTTGATGATTAAAACCGATAAACATTTCCCTAAGAAAGAAAGGTTTATGCTCACTAAAGATATTTATGAGAACTCACGGGAGATGGTCACAAAACTTATAGCAGCAAACGACCTACATCTTTCGGATGAAGAGCAACGAAAAGAGCGACTGCTCTATCAGATTAAAGCAATATCTGCTTGTAAGAATTTGCTGTTTCTCGTAGAGCAAGCGTATGAAGAAAATTATATAAGTGGAAATAGCTGTGTTTATTGGACTCAGCTAATAAGCGATGTGAAGAATATGACTTTAGCTTGGCATAGAAAAGACAAGCAACGGTATCAATAAAACCTTGGGGTGCATCTTGTCGCATGAACGCCGAACTCCTCGAACGCTAACAACGCTCGCAATGTCAACACGGACGGTACACTGAACAACAACAATGCTCACAATGGTAACAACGGCGTTCGTCCCGATTTGGTGGAATTCGAGACCGAGTAATCTAACGATGAAAGCAGTGAACCATCATCAAAGGAAGGTGCATCCCTTCTTCCTCGGAAGGAAGATAAATACATGAATGTCGATGCAAAGGCTTTGGATTACCAACGCACAAGCTATATACGGCATGGAGCTTTTTATATGTACTATGAAAAGATTTATGATTTTGACAACCTATATCGAGCTTTTAGGTTAGCTCGCAGAGGTAAGAGATGGAAAACCGCAACAGCTAAATTTGAAGTGAATCTATTGGAAAATTTACTTCGGTTGAACCGGGAATTACAGGACAAAACTTATGAGCTTTCGGAGTATTATACCTTCAAAGTTTATGAGCCTAAAGAAAGAGACATCATGTCAAACTCTTTCCGAGACAAAATTGTGCAGCGTTCTCTTTGCGATAATGTTCTCGAAGTCCTGTTGAAAAAGAACTTTATTTATGATAACTACGCTTCGCAATCCGGTAAAGGAACTGACTTTGGATTGAACCGTTTGGATAAATTCATGCACTCCTACTATCGGCGTTATGGAGCAGACGGATGGGTTTTGAAATGCGATATTCGGAAGTATTTTTATCGAATACCTCATAACTACTTGAAGCGAATATTGGAAACCTATATTCCGGATAAGGATGTTTGGTGGTTATTGGAATACATCATCGATTCCACAGATAGTCCGGGAATACCCATAGGAAATCAAAGTAGTCAATTGTTCGCTATACTTGCCCTTAGTCCGTTAGACCACTTTATCAAGGAGCGGTTAGGTATTAAATACTATGGTCGGTATATGGATGATTTTTACCTTATCCACCATGACAAAGAATACCTAAAACAATGTAAGAAGGACATTGCAATGTTTTTAGCTCCTACGGGGATGGAGTTAAACGAAAAGACACAAATATTCCCCTTGAAGAATGGGATTGACTTTCTTGGATTCCATATTTATTTGACTGAGACAGGTAAAACAATATGGAAAATTAGGAGAGTTAGTAAAAATAATATGTCCCGGAAATTAAAGAAATTTCGCAAACTTCTTGATAAAGGTTTGATAACAAAAGAGAGCATACATCAATCCTATCAATCATGGAGGGGTCACGCTCTCAGAGGTAATTGCTATCATCTTGTAAAACAGATGGATGACTTATACAAAGAATTATTTGAGGAGGTAAATAAGGATGGCTCAAACTCTATCGAATCTACCAACCGGGGCGAAAGTTAAGTTTGGTAATCACAAAGTAAATACAGAAGCCGCTATGCCGATAATTTGGACTATTGTGGCGAAAAATCATCCGGGTTATCCCGCTAACGCTATAACTTTACACGCTGAAAAAATCATAGATTTGCGTTGTTTCGATGCGAGAGAACCCAATAACACTAATAGCGACAGAAAAAGCTATGGTAATAACCGTTATTCCGTATCTAATATCGACCAATGGCTAAATAAAGATTCGGCGGCGGGTGCTTGGTATGTTGGACAGCATACTTACGACCAATCCCCTAATGCTGCTAATGTGAATAACAACACACCATACGATACTCGTCCGGGGTTTCTAAATCATTTTAGTACGGAAGAAAAGAATGCGATTTTATCTACTCCTTTGAGAGTTGTTAAACCTTCGGTCGATGGTGGTGGGTATGAGGACATTACCCGGAAAGTATTCCTCCCCTCTACTACCGAAGTCGGCTTGGCTAACGAAGGTGGTACGGCAGAAGGAACAGCATGGGGATTTTATACAAGCAATGCTGCTCGCATTGCATATTTGACCGCACAGGCTTTCAACAACACTCTATCAAGCTCTAAACCATCTGCTATCGGTAACGCTTGGTATTGGTGGTTGAGAACGCCGAACTCCTCGCGCGCTAACGGCGCTCGCATTGTCGACGCGGGCGGTACGCTGAGCAGCAGCAATGCTCACGGTGGTGACTGCGGCGTTCGTCCCGCTTTGAATCTTTTATCTTCCCTCTTGGTATCTGACACCACCGATTCCGATGGTTGCTATACCTTCGTGTGGAATACTCCTCCTACAAAACCTCCGCATATCAATGTCCCTGCTTCTATTTATGGTGGGAAAACAGCGGCTATCTCTTGGGGAGCTTCTACTGATGTGGACAACAACTTATCCGGTTATATCCTTCAACGCTCGGTAAATGGAGGAGCTTATACTCAAATATTCAAAGGAAATGCACTTACTTATACCGATACCATTACTTACGGATGGAATACTGTTAGATATCGAGTATGTGCTTACGATGCGATGGATGCAGCAAGTGATTGGCAAGTGAGCGATATCCGCACCGTAATCAATAATCAAGCTCCTGTTATTTCCGGCTCAGATGCTAACCTTGGAGTTAAATCTGCCGGGTTTACCCAAAGTTATACTGTCACCGATGCAGATGGCGATAGTGTAACGGTTACCGAAAAAATCGATGGTGTGCTACTTCATTCTTATAATGTTACCCTCGAAGCAACTAATACTTTCTCGGTAACAGGGACAACATGGCTTGCTCAATCTAACGGCTCTCATACCATGACAATTACCGCTACCGATAGCTTTGGAAACATAACCGTAAGAACTTATACTTTCACGAAGTCGGTTAATTCGTTCTCTATTCAAAACGCATCGCCGATGATGGCAGACACAAGACCTTCTCGAATTAGAATTGGGGTCACTCGTAATATTCCTCCCGAAGCTACATTCAAGGTATATGTTTGTAACAATGGCTACGATAGCGTTCCGACATGGGAAGATGCTACTTCATCGGTAACAGGGAGTCTAATTCACATTTTCGAGAATACGACCAAAACGGCAGCTTCTTGGGGGGTTCTTATAAAAGTCGAAGTTGATAGAGGACTTGCCGAAGGAGCGTGTTATGTGAATCAGATAGGAGGGAACTTTGAATGAGTGTAATGTTTAAGAAAACAGAAAAAACAGAGAAGCAAATAAGCGAAGAATTGTTTCTCACTCAAATTACCTTGACTGAACTCAGTATTCTAATTGCTGAGATATTTCTTCAAAATGAAATAGCAATAGCCGAATTATCAGCTTTGATTGCGGGAGGTGTAGAAGATGTTTAATGAAAATAGCGGTCTTGTAAAAGTGTGGGTGAACCTTATCAAACGCAAACTTTATACCCTCGATGATGTCCCTTATCTTGACAATCTAAGAGAGGTTGTGGCGAGCGTAATAAATGGAGGTGAGTAAAATGACTTTTACAAAAAACAGCGGTCTTGTTAAGACATGGGTTAGCCTTGTTCTGTGCGGCGTGTTCACGATAGAGCAAGTGCCGAAGCTATTTAACCTAAGAGCCGTAGTATTGGAAGTTATCAATGAAATAATGTGAGGTGAGACATATGACGATTGAGGTAGCCTTACTTATTTCGGGAATATCTCTTGCGTTTGGGATATATTCGGGGATATCTAACTTGAAACGAAACAACAAACAGGATACCCGGGAGGAAGCAGCACAGCTTACAACCGTTATAGTAAAGCTTGAAAATCTCGGTACTGGAATTGCCGAAATCAAGAATGAGCTTGCGGGGATAAAGAACGATACGAGAGAATTGCGAGACCGCATAATTGCTGTAGAACAATCTGCAAAACAAGCTCATAAGCGTATCGATGAGTTTGTAAAAAAGGAGGTTGATTGATTATGGATGATAAAAATATTTTAGATGTTGAGCTAAAAGAAAACGAAGTAGTTTCGGAAGAAACGCTCAAAGAGCTAAGTGACGGAAAGGGTGAAGAAGATGAGTAACAGTCCTTTGGTAGATTATGTAAAAATATCTCCCAATAGTACCAATCCGAGACGAGATAAAATCAGAAAAATTACTATCCATCATGTGGCAGGTAATTTATCTGTTGAAACTATTGGGAATGTATTTGCTCCTGCTTCTCGTAAAGCAAGCTCAAACTATGGAGTTGATAACAAAGGCAGAGTTGGTATGTATGTGGAGGAAAAGAACAGAGCTTGGACAAGCTCAAACGCAGCAAACGACAATCAAGCAATCACTATTGAAGTTGCTAATGAGGAAATCGGCGGTAATTGGCGAGTAAGCGATATTGCGTTAAATAAGACCATTGAATTATGTGTTGATATCTGCAAGAGAAACGGTATCGAAAAGCTCATCTATACAGGTGATGCGACAGGTAATTTAACTCGCCATAATATGTTTGCCGCCACAACCTGCCCTGGTGCTTACTTACAGAGTAAATTTCCATACATTGCGGATGAGGTAAACAAAAGACTGAATACAAAAACCGAAAAACCTTCTACCACTTTGTATAGGGTTCAGACCGGAGCTTTTAGTGTAAAATCTAACGCCGATGCTTTAGAAGCAAGATTGAAAAAAGCGGGATTTGATACTTATATGGTTAAAGTAGGTAAGCTTTATAAGGTACAAGTAGGTGCTTTCGGCGTAAGAGCAAATGCGGAAGCTATGGCTAATAAGCTTAAAAAAGCAGGATTTGATACTTATATTACCACCGAAAAAGGAACACCTGTTACAAAGGCGGTGTAACAATGGGACAGTACAAGCGTAGAAAGAGACCGTTGGAGTTTTCTAAAAAGATACTCATTATCGCCGCTATAACAAATATGGTTGTGATTATATTTGCTCTTATTATGATGTGGCGTACCAACGACCTTTCTCCGCTTGCTTATCTGATTCCATCTGTAGCCGCAGAAGTTGCCACAGGTACAGGATTTTATTACTCCAAAGCGAAAGCGGAAAATAAAATTAAACTTATGAGAGCGAATAAAATCGAACCATCTGAAAATAGCTTTAATGAATATTAGGAGGTAGAAAAATGATTGATTTAACCGATGTTGTTTCGGCAATTATAACGCTAATATTAGCAGTTATTACAACCTTCCTTATTCCTTATCTCAAAACAAAAATCGAAGCTAACAAATTCGAGAAGATTAAATCTTGGGTTAAAGTAGCAGTCGAAGCTGCTGAGATGATTTATGTAGGAACGGGACGAGGTGAGGAAAAGAAAAACTATGTGATTCAATATCTTAACAGTAAAGGTTATACCATTGACACAGAAAGTATTAACAACCTTATAGAGTCTGCTGTTTTAGAATTGAAAACCAAATAATTTTGAGAATTTGGTGCAGATGGTGCAGAATTTTAACCGTTTTTACTTTTCTCCTTATAGAATTGAAATTATAAGAATATAATACAGAACCTATTAAAAACCTGCACCATCTGCACCATTCTTATATTCCTCCTTAAAAGGCAAAGCACCGATTAGGATTATCCCTGTCGGTGCTTTGTCGTTTGTCCGAATACCAATCCAAAGAAGAAAGGGTTCGGATTATACTCTAATGGTGGACGATGACGGGATCGAACCGCCGAC